GATCGTCGGCAGCGTCAGATGTGTATAAGAGACAGGTGTAGACGAACTTGTAGTTTCGCAGTGGGTACGTCGAGCTCGGGAGATGGAACACATCGCCATCCGTCAGCAGGACCTTCCCCCAGGACTCGTAGCTGAACGCGCCGTTCTCGTCGGTATCGTCGTAGTCGAAGTCCGCCTGCTCGCTCTTGTCGTCCTTGATCTGGCTGATCGCCGTGATCGGCGTGTTGGGCAGCATGATCGAATTCGTCCCGTCGCCGGAGTAGTACTCGGTGAACTCGCGGCTCGCCAGCTGACGGTTGCAGTAGGTCTCGATGAACTGCGTCGCTCGCAGCACCAGCTTCCCGAGGAACGTGTCCTGACCCGAGCCTTCGATCTCAAGGTGCGTCTTCAGGTCATCGAGCGAGCAGAGGTTGTAGCCCGTCGGGTCCTCGAGGATCTGGCCCCAGTAATCGATGTACGGGTACGGCTCGATCGCAACGCCGCCGCTCTTCGCGTACCACTTCGCGTAGGGGATCCCCGTCGCGTACGCGGCCAGTGCGAAGTCCTCGATCTTGAACGCGCCTGTCGAGATCTGCGTGATGGCCGGCGTGGTCGACAGTGTGTAGGTCGCCTGCAGGACATCGTCGGCATCGTACATCTCGACGTAGAACGTCGCGTCCAAGTCGGGGTCTGTGAGCACTCCGTTGTTCCGGAACTCGACGTCCGCGTACCCATCGCCGGAGGTGTAGAACTTATGCATCAGTCGTGGTCCCCCCTCCTGGGTCCTGCCTGGACGGCGTCACGGCGGTGAGCGACGGTCCCACCGGCGAGCGTGTGCTCCACGACAATGGCGTCGAGCAGAGGCGCGTACTCCGCTTGGTGGTTCGCAAAGGCCGTGTCGCACATCGTATCCATCCCGCCGGTGCTGCCGTCAGTGACGCCCACCAGGAGCTTCTTCCCACTTCCACAGCTCAACGCGGAGATGTCTCCACCCGCCGCAGGCGCGATCCAGCCCGTCCAGACCGCACCGTCGTAGTGGTTGTACCTGAGATCCACCGGCAGCGAGATGTCCCCACCACCGGTCAGGTCACCGACCGCCATCATCCTCCCGAGTGCCGTGACGTTCGTGAGGTCCCAGGCACTCGCGGCCTTCAGCTGCCCGCCGCCCTGCTTCCGCTGGCAGAGGTAGGGCTCCGGCTGAGTACCCGCCGCTCCACCACCCAACACCCACTTCAGGTCCCCATAGAGAATTTCAAAGGCTATGTCGCCACCATCCGCATCCCCCATGTCCAGATTGGGAGTCAGGTTGTCTCTTACCCCTGCAACGTGGAGACTCAGGTCGTTCTCTCGAAAGAGCATGCGGACCTCTTCGAACGTGCCCTCAGGCCATCCGTTACTGGTAAACTCCTTCATGGAATCGGATGTCCGTCTCCAGCCATTGCTATGAAAGACCATCCACGTTAGGTCGATCGAACCACCGCGAAAGAAATTCGTCTGTATCCGGGTTGGCGTCACGTCCTGTGTCCAGTGATGATAAGTCTGGAGATGACTCCCGCCTCCGCCAGGGAGCATCTTGAGATTGAACACGAGCGCGTAGTCCGAAAGGTCGTAGAACGTCCCGTCGTCCGTGATACGGTACGCTATGGACCGGGCCAACTCCCGGTCCCCGTTCCCGTCCTGTGCAGGGAGCGTCTGCCAGTTGTGGATGTTCCAGTACAGGATGGTCTTCGGATCGTCGAGCGTCAGTTGATCACCGACGATCGCACCGTTACCCAACGTGTCCCAGTTCCCTGACGTTGTGAAGTCGAACTCCTGGATCTGCACCTACGTCCCCTCTGCTACCTCGTATGCCCACCCCGAAACATCCTGTCCCGACCTCTCGGGGCGGCCGCGTGACTCGCGTCGTCGTCCTCCGAGTCCCCATCCTTCTTCGGCTGCGGTGCGCGTTCCACGACCTCGGCGACCATGCCATCAGATGGCTCCGTCTTCGTGTCCATGATCGAGATCAGACCCTTGTGGTCCTCCTGGATCTGCTTCGCCATCTTTCCGGTCATGACGACAACGTCACCCTTCCTCACTGTGAAGTGAGGCGTCCGGTACACGCCCCCGAAATGCTCGTTGACCTTCTTCGTGAACTTGACCTTCGCCATCTCTCTCCCCTTTCTCTGTGGGGAGGGGCTCCCGAAGTCCCCTCCCCAGTCTCTTGCGCTCGCGAGCGCTACGCCCGCCTCCCACTACGGAGCGACGTTGTAGCCGGTCGCGGCCGCCACCTGCACTGACGCCGCGAACATCGCCTGGAAGTCGCAGGCCTCGTGCGTCACCACGACGGACATGTAGCTCTCCATGTGGATCTCGTCCGAGCTCCGCACGGTCATGGGACCGAACGTCCCGAACTTCCACGACGGTCTGTGAACGATCGGCAGTACCGTCTTGGTCTTCGTGATGTCGTCGTAGATAGCGGACGCGTTCAGATCCTCCCGGACGTACTCGGACGGCACGATCGAGATTCCGAAGAGCTTCCCGAGCTCGCCGGTCAGGATCGTGGCAGCGCTACCGTATGCCTCAAGCGGCAGGACCACGTTGTTGTTCTGGTTGTCCTTGATCGTCAGGAGGTTGTAGTACTCGGAGATCCCGGGGAGCCACGCGCACTCGGCAGGCTTCAGACCGGCCTTTCCGAGCAGCTTCCGTACGGAGTTCAGCCCCTCGACGTTCCACGCGGACCCGAGATCGACCAGCTTGTTGTTCACACCAGCCGAGGTGTAGTAGCGGATGCCGTCCCAGAGGTTCCTGACGTCCGCGGGCGTTCCTGCCGGACTGTCACCGGTATCGATCACGGCAGTGATCTGCCCGTCGATACAGGCCTTGTCCTTCGCGTTCGCGTGTGCGACCGCCAGAGCCTTCTTGATCTCCGGTAGCATCACGACGATCGAGCGCGCGTCCAGCTGACCCGAGTACCCGACCCGAGCCATGATGTCCTCGGCATCGAACGCCTTGTTGGCAGTACCAACCTCGCTCTTCGTTACCTTCGTGAGACTGTCGAGGTTCGTGTTCTCGACCGCACGGTAGGCTTCACCCACAGTCGTGCGGAGCGGCCACTTGAACGGGCTCTGCGGCATCTCGAAGGTCGGGAACAGGGTGTAGACACGCGCCTCGAGCTCGACCGCGTACTGCATCTCGGCGGACATGCCCGCATCCGGCACCCACTCGAGACCACCGCCACTCTGGTCCGTGTCCATCGCCTTCGCGAACTCGCCGTAGGCCTCTTCCCAGTTCCGGTAGAGGTCCAGGCTCTTCATGCCGCCGTAGTTCTGGGCCTTCCGCGTGTATCCCAGGATGCCGTCGACGATGTGGATGTCGTCAGACAGATTCTGCAGAGCCTTCAGCTGCTCGTCCTGCGTCGGGACCAGGAACGCCTTCCGGATGTCACCGCGGCAGACGGCCTTCGTGGCACCGGTATCGAACCGCATCTTGCTCTGCTCGCTCAGCCGGAGCTCGTTCACTGCCTCCTTCAGCGCGCCCATCTCCTCGGCGAACTTCTCTTTCCCCATGCCGTCCTTCTGCACCGCCTCAGTGAGGTCGTGCAGGAGATTCATTGCCTTCTCGGCCGTGTTAACCGGCTCCTTGGGGACTGCTGACTCTCCGCCGCCCCCGCCGGACCCTACGACCGTCTCGGGATCGGTGACCTTGCACCGCATCAGCCTTCCGAACTTCGTGAACATCTGTGGCTCCTTCGGTTGATTCTCTCGTTGGCTACTTCACACCGGGATGAGGGTTGTGGTTTATACTCACGTGTAGAGCTCGGACAACCCC